AACCTCGCCGGATCACACCGCGTCCGGGGCTCAGCCCCGGCTCGATCTGGGCTCAACGTTACGTCGGTCCCAGAAACTGCCGCTAGTAGGAGTTCGAGTGAGGCCCGCTGAGGACGGTCCGGTTGATCTCGTGCTTCGGGGCCGGGGCTCCCGCCACGCCGAGCGTGCTCAGGAACTGCACCGCCAGCAGCAGGATCTCCTCGTTGTTCAGCCGCCCATCCGTCAGCATGCCGACGAGCAGGTTCAGCACCACGAACAGCGCGGAGACGAGCAGCTTGGCCTTGTCGAATCCGGTGATGTTGGCAGCGGCCCAGACGTTCGCCACACCGCCGATTGCGATGACGACCATGACCCACTCGCTGAGGGTCACCCCGTTCCCGGCTACCTCCTGGTAGGTGACGATCCCCGCCATTACCAGGGCGCCGAGCAGCTCCATCAGGAACTTACCTTTGGTTCTCCACATCCTGCTTTCCTTTACGTAGTAGGAACTGGTGCCGGATGAAGATCACGACGCGCCAGCCGATTGCGACAGCGATGAACGTGAATACCAGTGCCCGCATCGGATAGAAACCGGCCGGCAACCCTCCCTGAGAGATAACCCAGGTGAAGTAGCCAAAGGCCAGCGCAACAGATCCCATCACTGCCATGATGTTACGCCCTGCGGTTGTCCTCCACCACGGTGCAAACAGCAGATACAGGAGCGCAAACAGTACTGTCACGACCGTACAGGCATAGAAGGCCCAGTCGCCGAAATCTTTCCAGTTCATCCTAGTTGGCCCTCGTCCCGGAATAGCCGGGCCAAGTGATTCTCTGCATGCACCCGGCGCCAGCCTTTTGTTAGCTTGTCTACCAATCCTAGCTGGCGCTGAACTCTCTCGTCCTGCTCTGAGACCTCATCCGATCCGCGCTCCGCGGCCCGGAGCCGTTCGTCCCGATCGTCTGCGGCTTGCTTCCGCTTCCGGATCACCGGTATCGGTCCCTTCGCTCTCGCATCCGCCCCTGCTCCTCTTGGAGTGACTGCACCGCCCGAAGGATCGCCTCGTTGCCTTCAAGGACCGGTGCCAGACCTTCTGTGAGCTGCCTGTTAAGCTCCAATGCCTGGGTAGCGTTCCGCTCCCATATCTCTGCAATCCTACGCTCCGCGGCCACTTCCCGCTCGGCCTGTGGCCGGGTCACGACCCAACCGCGAAGAAATGCCAAAATGGCAATGACCAGCAATGACACCAAGGACAGCTGCTGAGCCCAAGGCGGAAGGAGGGCATCCAGGCCCTCGGGGATCGCCGGTGGTGCCTCGCCTGCCAGAATCACCTGTGGAACCTCAATCCTTGCAGCAAAAGTGGGGAGAGTCTATCGACCCTCCCCACTTCTGAAACCCTCGCCTACTCCGCCGGATCTGCCTCGTCGCGGATCCGCGCCCCGATCAGATCCACCACCTGCCCGGCCATGTGGGCCGGGATCGCAGCAGCCAGACTCTCCGGCGTCAACCCGGCTGCTTCGAAGCCGGCACCCAGACGCTCCGGCGTCAGGCCGCCGAGGACCAGGTTCGCCAACAGCTCCTCGTCTACCCCGTTGTCGGAAAGGAGCTGGGCCACGCCCATCCTGATTTCATTGACCGCCGGGATGACCTGGTTGTCGAGCCGGTGCACGTTGGTGGACAGGGCCCGCTGGTCGTCGCGGTACTCCATGTACCGCAGGTCACCACCCATGCGGCGTTTGGTAGCGCCCTCGTCGTACGGGTTGGGCTCCTCGTGGTTCCAGACCTTGACGCCAACCCCGGCCAGGACCTTCTGGCTGGTCTCGTTAACGATCCGGTCTATCTCAGCTTCGGTCAGTGCCACTAGATCCTCCAGGTGCCAGGAGGCCGTACTGGCCTCGCGTGCGGTGTCGTAGCTTGCGCTGAAGTGCGCATGGGCTGAATGGGCGTTGGCGCCGGAATACGACTGCTGCACCCAATCGCTGGAGGCGGACCAGATCCGCCGGTTGTAGATGATGTACCGGAGACGCTTCTCCGCGCCGGACCGGCACCGCTTCAGGATGAACTGGACGACCCCTTCCATGGTGAGACCGGGCACCCGGAGATCGATGTCCACGTCAATCGCGTGGACCTCGTTGACGCTGTCGGCGTCGCGGATCGGCACCGCGCCGGTTTCGTCGGGGTTGTGGTCGGAGACACTGTCCTGATGCGCCGCGTCTCCGATCGAGCCGTCAGTGGTCTTGTCGCGGTTCGGTGCGATCCGGTTGAACTCCGTCCGGAGCTGGCCCAGACACGGTACCAGAATCCAAGTCGCCATCCCCTTTCACCTCCTCGCGTGTGGGGATCTCCTGTTGCTCCGGCCCCGCTTCGACAAAAGCCGTGTCGGAGAGATCCGGCGGTGGTACGTACTGCATCGCGCTCCCTTCCCTGCTATCCGCGGAGGAACTCCCACATCACCACAGTCGCAAACTGCGTCGCTACCTGAGTAGGGATACCCGCGCTCGCCGTGTTGTCCTGGAATCCGATGAACTCCATGTAGTCCGAGGTCCCGTTGAAGGACTCGATCGTACCGATGGACAGACTGGCGTTCACCGAGTTCACCATATTGCCCTTTCGATCCGCGGGGGTGAGCGCGGTCGTGCCGTTCTTCCGGAACCAGCAGGCCCGGGAGGCAAAGGTTGTGGCGCCGGCAATGTAAAGCACGCCGGTGAACTGGTACTGCCCGGGCACGTTCGGAGTGATACGAGTGTTGTTGACGCTGGGATTGTGGAAGTCGTGCGTATCAAGAATGTCAGCGGCCGGGAACTGGATCGCAGTGTCCGTGTTATCGTTCAGGGTCTGCCCTGCGGTCTGCGCAATCTTTCCGGTCGGCTTGCCGGTTGTGAAAGCCTCCAGAGCGCTCAGTCGGGCGTCAAGGTCATCGATCGCGTCCTTGACCGCTTGGCCAAATAGAGAGGCCGAGATCGGTTGCGCCGGGACAGGCGTGATGATGGTGTATGGCATCTCATTCTCCCCAAACCGCGTTATCCCAGAGGCTGTTGGAGCCGTCCCAGACCCCAATCTCCCCGACTGAAACCAATCTCATGGTCTGGGTGAACTTCGGTCCGTCAGTCTCGTGCAGGACCGAAAGCACTCTCCAGGTACCGGTGACCTTAGTCCCGTCAAGGTCCAACACCTCGACCATGTGCCCCGGCTTCCGCTCGGGGTGCCCAACGACACGGACCGTCAGTTCGGCCCGAGGCCGACAGATCATGTTAACCATTTGCGCTGCAATATCGATAGCAGTGGTCCGATCCTGGATCCATTCCAATTCCGCATCCAAGCCGCGTTCTTGCCGGACCATCACCGAATTCACGTCACGCACGGTCACATATCCGTCCGATGCCCTCGCTCCATATCCCAGCAGCTGAAAGAACGGGACCTGATCTCCGTTGTTGACCAGATAGGCCACATTACCGGTGTTGTTGGTGAAACGAATCGTTATTGACATTGCATCCCAGGCAGCAATAGCTGCACCCACCTGAATGGCGGTCAATACCGTTCCAGTCCCATCCGGCGCACTATTGGCAGTGATGTAATGCCGGTTCTTTGGAAGCGTCGGAGTCGAGATCTCAGAGGACGTCAAATTGATAATGGTCCATGTGCTACCGCCTTGCACTGCCTGCCCGTGGACCTCCACGATCGGAACGTCCAGCGAGAAGGTGATCTCCGTAACGCCCTTCGCAATCGGCACCATTGATAGCAATAGCAGGACCGGCTGTGGCTGCGCATCAACCCGCGTATCAGGGAACTTGACGGTCACCACATTCCGCAGCTTTGACGGGTCGATCACCAAATCCAGGTCTTCCATGTTGTACCTTGTGTCCTGGATGGCAACCGGCGTCATCTGTGCCGCTTCCCCGAAATACGCCGGGGGGAGGAAGTTAAACACGTCAGCTTCGTCGCACCGGTAGGCGGCCAGCGCTGCGTGTGCGAGTTCTGACAGCGTATCCCAGGCATTTACTGCCGTCGGCACCGCCAGAGCATTGAGCGGGATGTTAGTCGGACGGAACGTCGCGTTGGCACCGGGGGCCGCCGGGTTGGGATAGTGCTCTGTCCACTGCCCCGCCACATAGGGCTCGCCGAAATCCAACAGGATATCCGAATAGGGGCAGTGCATCCTGAAGAGAGTCTGCATCCCGTGTCCGGCGGCGATGTTATCCAGGTCAGTGGCTGGCCACTCGGTCACATTATTGTTTCCGGCAGAAGCCCATGCGCTCGAAGTAATGACCGCACCGTCATAACAGACGTTTCCTGAACCCGCCTCGAAGTCCCAGCTGAATCCCAGAAAGTGCCAGCTGTTATCGGTGGGAAGGGCTGTATGCAAGAAAGATACCGAGGTGTAGCTTCCGGCATCATTCCCCATACGGATGTATGGCTGTCGAGTGTTGCTTGCTATGCCGCATTCCAGGTATCCCAGATACCCGGTGGTGGCACGTGTGTAAGTGAGGGAGAACTTGAATACGCAGTCGTCTCCCGCAGACAGGTAGGCCGGAGCCGAAACCGTGGCATCCCCGCGGACCCACAACATCAGACGGCCCTTTGAATTCGCCCGACTCATCATATCCATCATGAGCGGCCCGGGAGCGTTCTCGTCAAACAGGTGCGGGAAATCAGTCCGGGTGAAATTCTGAAGCCAG